AGTTCCTGTAGATACTGTAGTCCGTTGTACATATCTCAAGCCTGAATACAGAACACTCACGTCAGGCGGAAATTTGTAATGTACTCTCCAGTAAAGTTATGTCCGTTTGAAAACAATTATTTAAAGATAGGAACTAATATAGACCTAGCTAACAAACTACAGGATTTTTTTAAAGATCCTGCAAATGATTATCTTTGGAAAATTTCTACAACAAGACAACGTGTTACACAAGCTCTTAGACATACAGAGTGTGTAATGCTAAGACAACTAAAAGTAAACACTCGTCCTAAAAACACTTTGGAATTTAATCAAATTATGGAAACAGTAGATACTGATGCTAGTTCTATTTCATTATTTAAAGATACAGTCAAATGGATGGAAAGTTGTTTCAATGATGCTAATGTAGAATGGGGTCGTATTTTCTTTAGTAATCATCATGCTAGTACACAAATAGATCTACACACAGATGAAGGCGCATACTTCAGCTATTATGATAGGTTTCATTTTGTTGTGCAATCAGAAGGTGATAATATATTTCATATAAGAGATGAAGATGTGCGTCTAGAGCGCGGATCATTCTACTGGGTAAATAACCATGTGCCACATTGGCTAGCAAATAACTCTACCGTGGACAGAATTAATCTAATTGCAGATGCAAGACTAACATGATAGAAGAATTTTTTAATCAGCCGGGCGAGTATTGGCGAGATTTATTATACAAGAAAAAATTGCTAGTATTTAAAAACATGCAATTTTCTAAATTAGACTACGTAAAGTTTTGTAGTGTATTTGGACGATTATGGGAAGCACAAGATTATCGTAGCAGTAGAGAACGTGTAGAAGCAGTAATCGACGGAAACAATTTTCATGTTATTAGTCCTATGAGTAATTTAATTGCTCCCCGCATAGGACAACAAGAAATGCCTTGGCATGCAGATATCCCAAATCATAAAAATAATCCCTTTCCTATACGAACTATATGGATGGTTAAAAATCCCAATCCAGAATCAGGCTTAACATCTTGGTTAAACATAGAAGATGGTTTTGATATGTTGCCTGAAGATCTAAAACTACAGGCCGAAAGAATAAAAATTGTACAGCAGAGTTGGTGGATACCAGGCACTAGTATACAAGAATATGACTTTATTAAAACACATCCTGTTACTGGTAGGAAGTCTCTCAGGTTAAACTATTTTTGTGAGCCAGATAAAAATGTAAACGATGCATGGATTAAAAATGTAATAGTCGACGGACAACTATTAGATCCCCGTGAAACACTATTGCCCTATTATAATTTTTTATTGAGCAAACCAGAATTGTTATACACTCATAAATGGGAAACATACGACATTATAGTCTATGACAATTGGTCGTTTGTCCATAGTCGAACTCCACTAATATTTGACAGCGCATTAGAACGATTAATGTATCGCACTAACATAGATCACGTAGTCAAAAAAATAGACCCCTAAGGGCCTATTTCAAACATACCAAATTTCTGTAAAGCCTTCGTCTTCTGTTGGCATTTCAAATCCATCAATCATTTGCTCTATGACATCAGCAGGAATCTCTTTGCCCGGACGACTGGCTAATCTACGCTCTAGTTCTGCCTTTTCAGGTGTAGCAAACACTACAGCAATATGCTCATAGTCGGGCAACATATTAAACTTGCGAGTACGACTAGCAATAGTAGTACTAGTTTGATCCCAAATGATGTCGTGCCCTAGCTTACGAGCATTAACAACTTGTTCTACCATCAAATCTACAGCCTTAGGCATATATTCTGTAAATACTTCAGAATAAGTCTTGCCCACTGATCTAGCATAGTCTTCTACAAACACATCTGTTGAAACTATAGTCAAGCCCAACGCCCACTTTTGATTTTTAATCCAAGTACTCTTTCCAGATCCTGGAACTCCAATTAGTTGATAACACTTAGCCATTTTTCAACCTTTCAATTTCATCTGCGGCTTCTTCTAGCAAGTCTGCTATACGATCGCGGGCGCCTTCCTCAACACTTTTACGTCCAGGAATTTGCCTGCGAATCTCTGCTCGTTTGCGTAGACGAAACAATAGACTTTGTTCACTGACTGGTAAATGACTTTCGTCTTTCATAACGCCTCCACTTTACTTACTGGCACAGTCCATAAGTCGCCCTTAACGTCTTTGAAAAGTAATTCTTGCTCTCCCCAAAGTCTTGTAGTTGACTCCCCTACTAAAGTAAGAAAGTCACCGGGCTTCAATTGAAAGTGCATCTGTTTTACCATATGCGTATTCATAACGCCTCCATATAAATTAACCTTTGATTGTTACTTCGTAAGTAATTGCACTGGTTCCTGAGTCTGTGCTTCTGCCGTAACCAAGAAACTTTCTGCCAATTTCTTTCATAGTAGCTCGTCCTTCTTTTAGAAGTTTACGAGCATGTTTCATTTCTTTCGATCCAGCTTTAACTTTTACAGTTCCACTGGCGTTACTCCAAACTACATAATCAAAATTAACTTTAAACATATCAATCACCTTTCTGGTGGTGTCCTTTAATTTCATTGTCCTTGATTAATCGGATAGCACGTTCCATTGAAATAACGATTTCCCCAGTTGAGTCCATCCCTACATCCAATGCACGAAATTTTTCCAACCCGCTCGGGCCACCATGCAAGTGTCCGTGAAAGTGCAAAGCTCCTCTGTGCATTTGGTCCCACTCGGAGATTGGATAGTGAAACATGACAATCTTGTGACCATCATAATTCACATCCAAGTACTTGTGTACTTCCTTAAATGCACCACGGAAAGTTACATCATTCAATGTCTTCTTATCATGGTTGCCTTCAATCAAAATCTTTGTTCCGTTCAAACGCTTGATCATACGTCCGGCATCACTGCCTGACATAAATGCTACATCTCCCAAAATGTAAACAGTATCTTCTGGAGCAACCTTGTCGTTCCATTCTTCTACCATAGCATTGTTCATGTAGCTGACATCATCGTTGAAACGGGCTCGTGTCTGTGGGCAGAACTTCATAATGTTCTTGTGCCCAAAATGCAAATCACTAGTTACCCATGTTCTCATTTTATTCTCCTACGAATTCCTTAACGGCTTCAAAACGAGTTGAAGCAGGAACCCACTTAAATTGTTCACGCTTACGGTTAGCCTTTTCCCAATCGAAGTTAACCATAAACCATTCCTTTTCTGTGCTGAAAGAAACATCGCGAGCGAACTTGACGATGTGAACCCAGCGTCCGTTGAATTTAGCAACAACCATCATATTCGCTCCTTTCTATGTAATGTATCAATTATACAATCAGAGTACGATTACGTCAATTCTAGTTGTTGCTAAAATACAACGATTACCAGTCGTTCGTAAACCGGCGCCAATCGTCGTTTAACGGGCTTTCGTTAGGGTCGTATGTCCAACCCAAGGCCTTCATCATCCGGTGCTTAACGAGCAGATTAGGGCTTCTAAACCGCTCTGTATCATTAAAGCCCATCATAACGCCCACTTCGCACACTGCTCCAGAACGGCAAATACCCGCGAAACAATGTACAATTACATCCATGCGCTCTTCGAGTGCGTGTTGTAAAAGAGCCACAAGTTGATTGGCTTGTTCTTGACTACACTTCATTTCTTCTTCAAGAACATGGTCGTTTTCCTCCACGTCCAAAAATTCAAAACGATGTACTTCTTTGAACTGATGTTTTGGTGTAGGGAACCAGCTAGCAGGATCCGCAATTTGGATCAGCATACTGTTCTCACCTACTGCGACATGGAACCCTTTTGGAATATCATCTGCCGCACAATTTTGAATCCACGGCATAATGCCTCCTTAATGAATAGATTCTTTTGCGTCTACTTCACATTCGACTACCCAGTTATTAAATTGGGTAAACTTGTTTACTTCGACACCTAGCCCAACTGCTTCGTTTACAAAGTGCTGTAATAGCGCATTGTACAATTCATCGGGCATAGTGTCTTTATCAAATTTAATTTTCATCGTGATATACTCAATTCTGCGTCAGGATTATCCCAACAGGCGTTACGGTATCTGTAGACAAAGTCGCAAAGACCTTCGTAGCTACCCCATCCATTTTCAGGATTAAACTTCTTAAACTTCTCTGGATCACTTAACAAAATGTTCCAGCCATCGTCCAACAAGTCTGCAATGTCCCTAGCAAACTTAAAATTAAGTTCTTCAGGACGCCACAAAATAGTGTACAGGTCTATCTTTCCACCTATACCTACTTTTACCTCTTGAGCCATCTTACCCAAATTGTGTGTAATGTTTCCACTGTACACACTAGTGGGTTGAGTGACCATCAAATCTACATCTAAGCTCATTGTGATCTCCGCTTCATCCAAGTGTAGTCTACACCATCTGGACACTTACCGTCTTTGATACTGTCAGCACCAAAACGGCCTACTATTTCCATACCATTGCCACTGATAGTAACAAAGGCGCCTAAACTCTTGGCAAACTCCATAGCTTCGCCTAGTGTTATGAAACTTTCTATTTCAACTTCTTTTTCTAAAATCTTATACATTTCGCTCTTTCTTTCTACGTCTATATGTTTCGTTATTGCAGTAAGGCCAAATTGTGGGTATTACTGCTTCTTCAATTTCGCTAATTTCTTTAGCTGTTAGATGTTCTAAATTCCAAACTAGAACTGGTAGTGTATCAATGTTTACCTTGTGTGTCACTGGAAAGTCTAGCACACCTGGTGCCACTTGCTTCTTGCCAATCTTTACATAGTGACTAGGAATTTCTTCCACACCTTCCAATAAGTATTTACAAACACCTTCTTTGAATCCCTCTGGGAACTGCCAACGCGGTTCCACTTTTTCTACTGCGGGGCCATACAAAGTAGCCAAGTCACAGTCCAATTTTGGACGATGTGTTTGATGGCGATTGATAACTGTATTAGTTGCCGCTTTGCCAAAGTAAAAATTTACTTTGGGATAGATGTAATACAAGCCTCTGTGGTTGCCCACTTCGCCTCTATTAATTGCGCCTTCTGTAGTCGAGTAGGGCTCGACCCAGTCGTAGCCCAACTGCTCAAAAACTGCTTGAATTTTTTCAATCACATCAAACCTACCATTCTAAAATATTCATCGTGACTAACATAAAAATCTGTCTTTGGATCCCAATACTTTCCTTCTTTTGGATCATAGTATAAGATGCGACCTGCAACCAAAAATGGACCTTCAAGTTTAGGCAATGGGCCGTAGCCTTGATACAGGTCTGCTGTCTTGCCTAAAATTTTGAATCCCATTTCTCGCTCCTTTTTTGTTACTATATCTATATTATATACTCAAAAAGAAACCCTGTCAAGCAGGGTTTTAGATGTTGTTTATTTACAACATGGAGCTACGGGAGGGATTTGAACCCCCGGTTTTAGGGATTTGCAATCCCTTGCATTGGGCCGCTCTGCCACCGTAGCATGTTTGGTACCTCGTTGGAGAATTGAACTCCCGTATCCACCGTGTAAGGATGGCGTTCTACCATTAAACTACCGAGGCTTTATACTCTCTCAAATACGAGTTTCTTTTCGTATTCTTTTTATATCTACT